CAAACCATCCTAGATATTGGCGACGCCGATGCTCTTATTGAGCCTACAATTTATATTCCACCGCCTCCGCCAATGCCACCTATGCCACCCATGGGAGAAATGGGACCAGAGGGTATGCCACTAGGTGAAGCAGGCATGATGCCACCAATGGAACCACCAATAATGCCGCCGCCACAACCTGATCCGTTGCAGCTTATTGATGACATGAAGCAACAGATCATCGACCTTTTGCGTGACGACAAAAAACGCGCCTACCGCATACAAATTGCATCCGATAGCATGATTGCAATAGACCAAGCTCAACAACAGCAAGAAGGTGCAATGCTTATTGAGCGAGCCGGAGCTTTCTTTGACCAAATGCGAGGACTGGTCGAACAATATCCTCCACTGTTGCAATTTAGTCTTTCCCTGTTTCAAAACATGATGAAACGCATGAAGGGAGGTAAAGAACTCGATGGCCTGTTTACGAAAGCTATGCAACAAATTGGTGAAATCGCTAAGGCGAGAGAGGAAGCAGCTAAACAACCGCCGCCGCCAGATCCAACGATGCTTGAAGTACAAGGCCGATTGCAAATAGCGCAAGTTGAATCTCAAGCTAGATTGCAAACCGCGCAATTAGAATCGCAAGATAGAGCAGTACGCAATCAACTTGCTTATCAGGATCAGCAATTGAAACTACAGCGTGACCAATTAGATGCGCAATTGCAAATTCAGAAACAGCAATTCGAAGAGTATGTAAGGCAACAAGAACTTGCGTTGAGTCAGCAAGAGCTTCAAATCAAATCCAACAGCGTTCAAGTGGATATGATGAAAGTTGAAGCTATGACGCAATCAGAAGCCGGCAAGCAAGCCATTACTCAAGAAACAAATCGCATGGCTCAAATTCTAGAAATTCAAAAACTAGAATTAGAACAGATGCGAATTAAATTGGGTGAGTCCGAAAAGCTGATGGAAGAGCGTCGTTTAAACTCAGAACAACAGCTAGAAAGAATTAGATTGCAGATGGATCAGGTTACTCAAACCCCTCGCATAATGGGCATGGGAACTTTGGGTGGCCGTAAAAAATCAGGCAAAATTTTGACTGATGACAACGGGAATCCAACCGCAATAGAAATTACGGAGGAGCCGGAAGTTAAGGTTCAACGTATAACTTTAGACGAGGATGGGAATCCATCAGGAATAGAATTAGGGTAATTTATGACAAACGTATTGTATCCAAAAGGCAAAGAGAAGTTTCTTAGTGGTTCAATCAATCTTACTAGCGACACTATTAAGATTGGACTTATTGACACTGGAACGTACACCTACAACTCCACAGATGAATTTTGGTCATCGGCGTCGTCGGCATTAGTCGGGACGGCTGCAACGTTGGCTTCCAAAACAGTCACGAGTGGAACTTTTGATGCGGCAGATGTCACATTTACTGCCGTAACTGGCAGCAGTGTTGAAGCTCTTATCGTTTATAAGGATACCGGTTCTGCGGCTACATCTCCCTTAATTGCATTTATTGACGTTGCAGCAAGTGGATTGCCGGTAACTCCTAACGGGGGCGATATTACCGTTACCTTTAACGCTTCTGGAATTTTCTCGATATAACACTATGAATTACACAGCGTTGTGCGATGAGTTAAAAAAGCCTGAGTACCAAGGTAAGTCAGATCAGCAAGCTGCTGACATGATAAATCTAAAAACTGAGGTTGTTCGCTTGCCTGTCGATTGTGGAGCATTAAAAGCCTATGCCATAAAAGAAGGATTTTATGCGGATATTGAAGACAATTGTGCAAGTAGTGATACAACAAAACGGCGTCTATGTCGGAATATCAAAGCATGGATTGATGACATTGGTGGGCGCTTGCAAACGGTTAATATGGACGATGCGGTCACGGCTGACATGATGACTGGTTTGGTTGCCTTTAACATCGTAAGCGCGGCTGAAGCGCAGGTAATGGATAATATGGCTAATGTCACCGTCAAATGGACAGAGTTAAATAACTATCCAGAGATGGGGATCGGACTCGTCATAAATGCGAGGAAAATAAATGGCTGATATAAAATTTAGTTATCCATCGTCAACTACGGCGACAATTACCTTAGCAAGTCTAGCATCAGATACTAATCTGCTCGCTGGTCGTCAATCTGATGAGATCGACAATACGTCTAACAAATATCTCGATTATCTGCTTTCAGGGAAAGTTCGCGTAAACACTGGAACTGCTCCGACAACGACCAGGGCAATACAAGTATTTGTAGTTGCTATCGCTGACGGCAGCACATGGCCAGATCAATTTACTGGCAGCGATGCGGATCGAAGTTTAACATCTGCAAACCACAAATCCTCGATTTGTAAATTTGCGGCGGAAATGGTGAACGACGCAACCACTGGAGCTACTTACTGGTTTTCTGGCGTTTCAGTTGCCGCAATTTTCGGTGGTGTTCTGCCTACCAAATTTGCTGTATGGGTGGTTCACAACACAGGGCAAACGCTATCAAGCACAGCGGGAGATCACGCAATATACCTACAGCCTGTATATCAAACGGTGACGTAAAATGTACCGCCGTGGACCGGCACCTCTTCAAGGGTTGATCCTCTGGTGGCTTCCTTGGGCTGGTCCTACAGGCTCGTGTTTAATTGACCGCTCTAACGCTAATAACAATGGCGATCTCATCAATTTCAACGCTACTCAAGGATGGGTAGTTGATGGCACTGGATGGGCGCTTGAATTTGACGATGTTAATGATCGTGTTTTAACAACCAACGCAAGCCTGTTAAACCAAACGACAAGTCGTCGTCAACTTACGTTTTCTATTTGGGCCAAAACAACCGCAGCCAGTATCGGCACTTTGGTCGGATGCGGAACCACAACTGCAAACAATCCAATTATCTGGCTCCGTAATGATACGACAGACGCAACTAAGGTTCGATGGCAAGCCACAACAGGTGGTAGCAGTCCATCTTTTGACATAACTAGCACGACGTCTATCAACACGGGTGCTTGGTTCCATGTGTGCGGCGTTGCTTCGCCTGATGCTGCTCGCCTCTACATAAACGGTATTGAGGAAGGAAGTGTCGGCTACTCGCAAAATATGCCCTCCACACTAACGGGGATTCAGCTAGGAGCTACAAGACGACCTTCTGTGGGCAACTTCTTTGGAGGCTACCTAGACGACTTCCGAATGTATAATCGAGGCTTAACGAGCCCAGAAGTTCAGCAGCTTTATTTACTTGGTCGAGGAGCAGGGTTTCGTGAAAGCACCGTAGCAAAATACAATTTCGCATCGACTCAAAACATTTCGCTTAACGCAATCGCTGCGACTACTACCGTTTACGATCCAACGGTTACTGCTACTGCTGCAATTAGTTTAGATACAATCGCAGCGACGACAAGCGTTTATAATCCAACTGTCATTCCTGGCGCGGTTACAATATCGCTTAATGAAATTGCTGCCACTACGACCGTTTACAATCCAACCGTTAACAGTTCGGCAAATATATTCTTAAACACAATTGCTGCTACAGGTACGGTTTATGATCCGACACTTACTGCTGGCGCAGTAACTATTTCTTTAAATACGATTGCAGCAACCACAACTGTTTATTCTCCAACAGTTTTAGCCACATCAAGTATTGTATTAGATGCGATTGCAGCTACGACAACGGTTTACAACCCGACTGTTACAGCAACTGCGGCCATTATTTTGGATGCAATTGCAGCGACTACGCAAGTTTATCAGCCAACGATATTTGCGAGCGGTACTACACAAAACATAAATCTTAATCTAATTCCCGCTACTACGGTTGTTTACAATCCAAGCTTATCGTCAGTGTCCAATGATACCTCCGATATTCTTGAGCGGGGGTTAAAGCGATTAAGACAGGAAGAAGAAAACCTTGCTGCTCAAATTCTTAAAAAGCGGCAAAAGAAAGAGCCACGTAAGGTTAAGAAACCTACAGACTGGAAGAAGGAAATCCTTGCTCAAATCAATGGAGCGCAGGATCTAGCCACATTAGAAGCAATAGACTTAAATGCGGAAAACGTAAAGATTACCGCAAAAATACTTGCTTCAATAGAAAAAGCTAAAGAAGCAAAACGACAAGAATTGCTAGAAAAACAATTAGCATTACAAAAAGCTATTGAAGAGCAGGAAAAAATACTAATAGAGGTTGTCAAAGCAGAGCAAGAAGCGGCAGAATTTGAGCGCAAACAAAACATTAGGAAAAAGCGTTTAAAAGCACTAATGTGGTTGGCTAAATTGGATTTATGACAAAATACAAATTGTTCCAGTGGTGTCCAATAATTGAACAAGTTGTTCCAATAGAAGAAGTAAGAAAGCGAGCCGCATCCAATGCTCGTGATTTATTCATTCAAGATGAGATGGAGCCGACACGAAATCCATTGAATCCTAAAGAAATATATACAAGTAAAAGCAAGCTACGAGCCGCTTATAAAGCAGCTGGAGCCGTAGAAATTGGGGATGCTTACGACAGAGGTCATCAAACAGATCGAGAGTCGGGGCGAACGGAAAAAGAGCTAGTTAATAAATTGAAACAAACCATGATTGATAGGTACAGAAATGGAAGATAATCAAGAAACCGTAGAATCTACCGAAGTCGTCCCACAGCGAGCCCAAGCTGATGTTTCAATACGGGAAGCGTTGAGTAAGCAATTTGAGGCACAAGATAGCGAAGAAAGTGTAAGCGAAACTAGTCAGGAAAATGAGGGCCAAAACAACGCGATGGCACCAGCTGCCGCTACGGAAAGCCAGCCAATTCCGCTTGCTCCACCTGCGGATATGAATCAAGCGGAAAAAGCTGCGTTTCTTAATCCTTCGCCTAATAACGCGCATATTCTGCAATCCTATTTAAACAGAAGGGCATATGAGACCAGGACACAGTACGACCGCAAAATGCAGGAGGTCAATCAGCTTCGTGATCAAACTTCCCGTGTCTATGATGTATTAAAAGAATACGAAAATGACTATGCCAAAAACGGCATAAGTGTTGCTGATGTGACCAGACGATCCGTTGCTTGGGACCAAGCCATGCGTAACAATCCGCGACAAACGGCAGTAGAATGGCTTGAAGCTTATGGTTTGTCAGTAAATGACTTGATAAATCAACAAACAGAATCTTCCTCTCAATCTCAAAATTATTTAACCAGGGAACAAGCAGAGCAAATTGCCGAAGAGCGTTATAGAGCTATCCAATCGGAACAAGAGAAAAAAGCCGTTGAGTACATGAATCAACGTACTGTAGAATCATTTATGAACCGGAAGCCTTTATTCCGCGACCCTGAAACAGCTTCACAATTAGAAGCTGAGATGGCCCCCGTGGTACAGGCTTTGACAAGTACAGGCCGTTATAGCTCAACTGATGAGATCCTAGAGACTGCCTATAACTATGTCGTAAACGGGAATCCGACGTTTTCAGGCATTGCACAACGATTGCAAACAACGCCGGTAATACAGCAGCAACAAGTCGCCACAGAAAAGGCGAAGAAAGCTGCAAAATCTATATCTGGCTCTGCTGGTAGCGGAACTCCCAGGATCGTAACGAAAGATATTCGGGACAACCTGCGGCGTCGCCTATCTGGAGATTAGCCAACAAAGTTGTCCCGCTAACTAAAAGGGATAACTAAAATGGCTAATTTGGAAGAGGCAATTGTAGCGACCCTCTTTGACCAGTCAGATGCTATCGCGGACGAGGTGCTTCACCACAATCCGCTTCTTGCTTCGCTGGACGATCAGGGTCTTGTTCGTAAATTCTCCGGTGGATATGAACTCCGTAAGCCAATCATGTACAATGATGCGGCTGTAGGTGGATTCTATTCCGGTTTTGATTCATTCGACCTTTCAGCTATCGATGATGCTACTGCGTTTCGATTTGCAATTAAGCAGGTATATGAG